GCATAATGGGTCATACCGAATTGAAGCACCAGATGGCAGAGTTTGGGAAACTAAAATTGGATTAAAAGGCTTTGTTGAAAAACATAAAAAAGAAATTGGAGTGGATTACTGGAGGTTGTTTAATGCCTATAGAAAGTGTTATAATAACACAACTGTGGTGCGTAAAAGAAAAGATAACAACAACTGGAAAGTAACAAGACTTGATCAATCAAATAGCTAACGCTACAATCAATCTCTGGAAATCGGGTAGGAAAATAAAAACCAACTCCAGTTCGGGATGGATGTCGGGTAATGCTGTTTGTTGTACGCACAATGGAGAATCTGCTGATACACGAGGTCGTGGCGGTTTTATTACCAATAGCGATGGACATATTAGCTATAGTTGCTTTAATTGTAATTTTCGTGCTTCATATGTTCCGGGTCGTCATTTAACCTACAAGTTCCGTAAATTGTTGTCCTGGTTAGGTGCCGACGAAAACACCATCAAGCGATTAGTTATCGATGCTATTCGTATCCGTGAACTGGTGGCACCTGAGACTCTGGTAGAAGTGGAAGAAGCAGAACCCATCAACTTTAGGGCCAGGCCCTTGCCGGCAGAAGCACAAACATTTGTTGGCTGGGAATCCTGGTACACTCTAAAAGATTCTGATGTGCATCAAGAGTTTCACGACGCTGTCTTGTACACAGCTGCCAGACGCATTGACCTAACTCGTTATGATTTTTACTGGACACCAGAAAAGCAAAACAATTTGAATCGCCGTGTGATTGTTCCATTTACCTGGCGCAACAAAATCATTGGCTACACAGCTCGTGCCTTGTACGATGGCATCAAGCCCAAGTACTACAACAGCCACGAACCTGGTTATGTGTTCAATACAGATCAGCAAAGATCTGATGCAAAGTTTGTCATAGTGGTCGAAGGCCCATTTGATGCCATGGCCATAGATGGTGTGGCCATCTTGGGCAACGAGTGCTCAGAACAGCAGGCCGATATCATAGACGGTCTTGCCAGAGAAGTAATTGTGGTACCCGATGCTGATCGTGCTGGTGCCAAACTGGTGGATGCCGCGGTAGAATATGGATGGTCAGTGTCGTTTCCGTTATGGCAACGAGATTGCAAGGACATTGGTGAAGCAGTAGAACGCTACGGAAAACTATTTGTATTAAAAAGTATTTTGGCTGCACGAGAAACGAATAAGTTAAAAATTGAACTACACAAAAGAAAACTATATAATTAAACTATGAGCACAAAAGAATATACTCCCGAAATACAGCGACTATTTTTAGAAATGATGATGACAGACGCACAGAGTTATGTGCGGGTGCAAAACATCTACAACCCCGAAAACTTTGATCGTAGCCTGCGTGATGTGGCCGCGTTTATTAAAAAGCATTCGGATGATCATAAAACCCTGCCCTCCTATGAACAAATTCGAGCCACTACAGGCGTAGACCTCAAACCGGTACCTGAACTCAAAGAAGGACACTATGATTGGTTCTTAGAAGAATTTGAAGGATTTAGTCGACGCAACGAATTGGAACGTGCAATCTTAAAAGCAGCAGATTTACTTGAAAAGGGCGACTACGATCCTGTAGAAAAACTGATCAAAGATGCGGTACAGATCAGTTTAACCAAAGACATGGGCACAGACTATTTTGAAGATCCACGTGCCAGACTCTTAAAGATCAAAGACAACAACGGACAGGTGTCCACTGGTTGGCCCACCATGGACAAGCGATTGTTTGGTGGTATGAATCGCGGAGAACTCAATATCTTTGCTGGCGGATCTGGATCAGGTAAAAGTTTGTTCATGCAGAATATTGCCATCAACTGGATGACACAGGGACTCAACGGTGTGTTCTTGACCTTGGAACTTAGCGAAGAACTTACTGCCATGCGTATGGATGCCATGGTTGCAAACATGAGTACCAAGGAGATTTTCAAGGACCTGGATACCTTAGAAATGAAAATCAAGATGGTAGGCAAAAAGTCTGGCAAACTGCGTATCAAGTACATGCCAGCACAGAGCAATGTGAATCAAATACGTGCTTACTTGAAAGAATTAGAAATACAAACCGGTATGAAAACAGACTTTATCATGGTTGACTATTTAGACTTGGTCATGCCGGTATCGGCCAAGGTATCACCCAATGACCTGTTTGTCAAAGACAAGTATGTGTCGGAAGAACTGCGTAACTTGGCCAGAGAATTCAACATACTAATGATAACAGCGAGTCAGCTGAATAGATCGGCAGTGGAAGAAATTGAATTTGACCACAGTCATATTTCAGGTGGTATTTCGAAGATCAACACAGCCGACAACGTGTTTGGTATCTTTACAAGTCGTGCCATGCGTGAACGTGGTCGCTATCAAATTCAGCTGATGAAAACTCGTAGTTCCAGTGGAGTAGGTACCAAGGTAGACCTGGAGTTCAACATTGAAAGTCTGCGTATCACCGATCCAGGCGAAGAAGGTCAAGACAATTCGGGTGGTTACAAACCTGCAACAAACATTTTAAATCAAATCAAAACAACAACTACCTTGAGTCCTTCCTCACCACAGGCACGTGACGGATTTGATGTAGAACGCGACACAGCACCTCCACCCTCAGCTACAGTAGAAAGCACCAAGCTAAAACAGATGCTGGCAGGACTCAAGGCCAAATCTGAATGACACAAAATTTGCATTGCTCAATGATTCATGGTGGGCTACAAATTAATTTAAAGAATGATAGGAATCAAATTCTTATTAATCAGTGTTGTCTCAGAGATGACATGAAGCCGTCCTCGGGCATTGACAACGTCTGGCAAAACAAATCATTAATCCCTTTGCGAAATACAAATTTAGAAAATCAGTGGGCCAAAGGTTGTTGGCATTGTGAAGGCAATGAAGCAGCAGGATTAACCAGTTTTCGCACAGGAATGTTAGAAAAATTTGGCCATAAAACCAATCTCAGCGGCCCACAACGCCTTGACCTCATGTTTGATATCAGTTGTAACCTGGCCTGCAGAATGTGTGGACCAGATGCCAGTACCTTCTGGCAACGACACTTGACCGACAATCATATACCGTTTGACGCTCCGGGCCCTGATTCTCGAGTGGATGAAATGACGGCAATATTAAAAACACTTGATCTAAGCAATTTAGAAATGGTAGTTTTTTGTGGCGGTGAGACTCTATTGGGTCAGAGCTATTGGCGTGTGGCTGAGCTGTTGACCGAGCTAGTACCCAATTCGCAAGACCAGTTAACCGTTTGTTTTCAAACCAATGGAACTATGCCTATAGCAGAACGTTATTATCCAATCATTGAAAAGTGTCAGCTAGTAAAATTACATATCAGCCTAGATGGCACGGGTAACCGATTTGAATATCAACGATGGCCTGCCAAGTGGAATCAAGTTGCAGATAACATTTTAAATCTCAAAGAAACTTTACCGGTTAATGTTATGTTTTTGATCGAGGAAACTATGAACATATTTAATTTGTATTATCAGTCAGAATTAGAAGCATGGGTCAACGACAATTTTAGTACCAATCGTCTAGGGGACATAACAAATCATACTCGACATCTGGCCAAAAAAGAATTTGCTCTAGATAATTTAAGTCAGGCCTATGTTGATGCTATTGCACATACTCCGTTGGCAAATTTAATTGAGCCCGGGTGGCAAGAAAATTCTGATAATATCCGTACAATGATAGCAAAAATTCAGCTGTTTGATCAAATTAGAGGAGAAGATTGGCGTAAAACCTTTCCAGAAGTTGCTGAGTTTTACTCGAAGTTTCTCTAATCGAATCCATAAATATATCATAAACTGGAGCATATCTTGCAAAAGCGAGCCCGTAGTATACTTGACGAATTGGACACGTTGCTGGTACACAAAGATCGTGAGAATCTTGTGGAAAGCCGTGCCAGCCATGTCATTTTGGGTGCCATTAATCTAATCAACTACATTCGTGAAAACTACGAACCTGAACAGGCCGATGAATTAGAACGCAGATTACTCAACTCAATCCGCGGTCAAGATCCAGAAAAATTCAAACGTGGTGTCAGGAGAATTCGCGGTGAAAGTTAATGAAGTAACTTCGTGGGGCGACTACGCAATACTAAGACGCAAGGCCGTCCGAGCCAAACAAGAACGTGCCGCACAAGCACAGGCAGATGCTCTGGCACAAGCACAGGCAGGTCGCAATCAGGCTCTTGGACAATTCAAACCCAATCCAGCACGTGCCACAGAACCTGTTGCCGCTCCACAGACACCTGCTACTGCTCCACAGTCAACACCTAGCAAATTGGGTGCTGGTTGGGTTGACACATCGCTGGGAATCAGCATCAAGCCAGCAACACAAAAAGATCCCACTTTTGCCTACTATCAAAAAAAATATTATATACTATCAAATTCTGGTCAGTGGCTAACTGACAATAGAAGACCAATTCCTGATACCAAAGCGGCCTTGTTGAATCAAGCGTTAGAGCAACTATAATGCAACTTGAATTTCTTGACGAAATACTATTAGAAGTTGCCAGTGCCCCGGCTCGCACCCCACACCCCGAAGATGCCATATTTGACGGAACTGCACCGGCTGAACGCATGGTAGCCGCACTGGGTTACGTAATTACGAATCCTGGTACGCTGACAATCAAATGGGACGGTTTTCCGGCCCTAATATTTGGCCGAACTCCTGAAGGTAAATTGACGGTCATGGACAAGTACATGTTTGACAAACCACATGGACAAGTGACTTCACCCGAGGATTGGGTCCGATATGATCAAAATCGCGGTAAAGACCGTGGCAACCTGTATCAACAAATCAACAACATCTGGGCTGGCTTAGATCAAGCAGTAGGGCGTGTTCCTGGATACTTTTGGGGAGACCTGTTATGGTCATTGCCGCTAAAGCCAGTCAAAGGTAATTTTGTATTCAAACCCAATGTGGTTGAATATCATGTTCCTGTAAAAAGCAATATTGGACAACAGATAGCCGGCAAGATAGGCGGTATAGTGGTACACACATATCTGGCTGATCAGCAGGCCAGGCCACAGCCGTGGAACGGGCAAGGACTTAGATTTGATGCGCCAGTGGCAATTTTGACTCCCAATGCCAATATCAAATTTACACTCAATGATCCGGTGCAACTACACAAAAAAGCTGTCACAGCTCTGGCACAATATTCTACCGTGATAGATAAATTTTTATCTGGGCTCGATGACAAAGCTCGTGCAGCATTAAAACAATATGCAAACAAAAAGATCACCGGACAAACTACTGCAGACTTTGATGAATGGTTGTTGACAGCCAATGTCACACAAAAGTTGCGTAAATTTTTACTAGGCGATAACCAAGGCGGTTACCTGTATCGTAATAAAAAAGGACTGGCGGCCATATTTGCTGTGTGGAATGCCATATATCAGTTCAAAATCAACCTGACCGAGCAGTTAGAGCAACAGGTTCAAGGACTAGGGCAGTATGTAAATGGTCAACCTGCCGGCGAAGGATTTGTGTTCAGCACTCCCAACGGGCCCATAAAACTGGTACACAGAGGTGTTTTTAGCCAGGCTTTGTTTGCCAAAATGGGCTAAATATTTACATGCACAAAGTAGGCGCTTAGTGCGCTTTTTTTGTAAATAGCATAAATAAAAGTATGCAGAGATGCACATATATTAAGGAGATTTAAAAATGGCAATCCAAACACGTTATGCAGGTGATTCAAACGGTATCGTCAACGTTGACAATGGCGTTGGTTCACTAGGCAATATTATCGCAACAGGTTTAACAAAGAACCCAATCGCAATTCGCGTTGTTGCTGGTTCAGGTCAGTCTTTTGGTACAGGCGATTTGTCAACAGGTGGTTCTGTAGAAACAATTCTACGTGCTATCGCTCAAGACAGTACAATCACAATGTACCAAGTTGATGCATCAGCAATCAGTATTCTTTTAGAAGCAACTGGTGCCCAATCTGGCGAAGCAACATCTTCAACAAACGAAGGTGCTTACATCCAGACTACAAGCCAAATCGCTTCAGCATTGCAGACACGTATCCAAGGTCTAACAGCTAACATTGGTAACAGCACAGGTAATATCTGGGCTAACACAGCTACCGTAACAGGTAGTTTGAACTTCAAGTTGGCAGCAAGCTAATTTTTAGTTAAGCTAAAAAATAAAAGAACCGCTTTAACTGGCGGTTTTTTTATGGCTGATAAATACTTGTATCATGGCAACTGCGGGATTATATTTCTTTGAAGGTTTAAGTTTGGTAGACATTACTGCTACCGGAGTTATTCGTGGTAACGACAATGAACTCAAGAGAGATCAACAACGCAACTGGGAAACTGTGATACAATGCATCGGTCTCAGAACACAACCTCAGCTGATTGAGCGACCTGTGATGATTGAAAGTGAATTAGATCGGTTTGAATTTGGCGACTTTTATTCCGGAGTACATCGTGTGTGGCACTGGCTTTGGACCATTGAGGCCGATGGTGTGTATGATCTTGCTGGGAAGCCATTGGGTGGTCTACTAAAAGACTTTGAGCAGGTTCCAATTGTTACAGGACTAGAAGAAACAGCTCGTTTCATGCTACCTATCTTTTATCCTTATGGCACTATCAAAAATATCTACTTTAGACAAATAAACCCCAATGGGTCATAAATATTAGTTGATGCTACGGCACCATTAAGGCTCACTATTACGGCACAGACAGGCTCATCAAAAATGCATCGCTTACTAGGAAAAGCGGGTTATGTCATCTACCGATATTGAAAAGAAAAGCCTTGAGGCGCATGTAGAGTTATGTGCTGAAAGGTATAGTAACTTGGAAAGTAAATTATCTAGTCTAGATAACCGCATGGACAAGCTGGAACTACATATTGTAGACATCAAAGACAGCTTGAGCAATGTAGGCAAAGACAGCAATAAAACACTAATCACCATTGGTACCAGTATACTAGGTGTGCTAATAGCGGGTATAATTACGCTGATAGCATCACACTTCAAATGAAAATTGTAGAATTAATCAACAACATTCAAGTTGCCTTAAATAACGAACAGGCAGATCTATTGGGACGTTTCCAACACGAACCTAACATATCAAAAAATACTCTCAGTGAGCGAGAACAGCTAATAGCTAATCAACTAACGCAACAGGACATACTCCTTCGTCGTAATGAAAATGGGCAAATCACCTACAAAAAGAAAATCCGCTAAAAAGACCGGCCCAACAATACCTAGAAATATTACCTACGCAACCACCGACTATATCAAGCAGTGGACCGAACGCGAACTAGGTAAAATGCAAATACAGGCCGCGGCTCCCTTGTGTATTCCTGTAAAAAACGGATATCGAGTTGGGCTTTATCATCTGACGGTTAACCCTAACAAAACCTGCGATGTACTTGACCCTAACCAGGAGTTTGTACATCGCTTCGAAAGCAAGATCTCAGCAATACTTTACGCAATTTACATGACCAAGCGCCAGTATTGGCGCTCAGATGAAATCCTCTACTGGGATCAAGAAATAAATAAAAACTATACAGACCTTGCAAGTTTGCGCTACACCATAGACCAAGCGCAAAAACGTAAAGATTATGTGACTGTGGATACCAGAATGCCCAGGTTGGAAATAGCAGAAACCCGACTAAATCTGGCTCGAGAACACATATTGAAAATACACAAAACGGCTAAATACTACAAGATATGGGAATAAACAATCATGAGACTCTCTGAAATGCGTACCGAAGTAACACCACAAAAGATTAACAAAGTCATGGAAAGCCGCTTTGGTTTTAGCATCGACTACGATAATTTAACCTATGCCAAAGCACAGCGTTTGGCCAAGGCACTTGGAGAAAATATCCAAGCAATTAAAAAATCTTATGGTGCTCACACAGCAGAAAAAAATGCCAAGTACATGGAATTGATGCTGGTCAAAGAAGGCCTGGACAAATGGATGGGTTCTGAACAAGGCCTGTTTGAAAGCGAAATGGGACGTAGCGAAACCGTGTTGGCAGCCAAGAACATGGTAGACGAAGTTCAAGACATGCTAGAAACTGTTAGCAAAATGCAAAACGAACAAATGCCTGCACTGAGTGATACTATCCGTGATCAAATTGGTGCTGAGCAAGCAGAACAATTTAAAGCCGCAATTGGCCCATTGCTACAGAGTCTATGGCAAGCATTGAGTACAGGTCGCGAACAAGCCGACACAGCAGTACGTGCCTTGGCTGGCGAGCAAACACAACAGCCAATGGACATGGGTCTAGGTGCTCCGGTAGGTGGTGAAGAACAACCTGGTGCAGACTTGGGTGCCGCTCCAGAAGAAAGCGACTTGGATGCAGATACAGACGGGTTTGATGCAACTGATGCTGCTGTTGGTGGCGAAGAAGAACTAGGCCGCGGTCGTCGTTAATGCGTATTAGAGATATTATTCTTGAGGCCGATCTTGATGATCATACATCGGCCATCGAAGACGAAGCAGACACTCGCGGCGATGCCGGTTTAATTACCAGTTTAGAATGGCTTCGCAATGAAGCCGCTAACTCGGGTGCTGTTACTCCACGTGTGGCTGTTGACACAGTAATTGAACGTGTACGTGCTATTCCTGGCCATGAGTCTTTTAATTTTGCAGCACTTGATGCCGCGCAAAAATCAAACGACACAATCAAAAGTTTAATCAAAGATATCAAAGATGATCCACACACCGGAATCAAGTATGTTTATCTGGCCTTGCCGGAAAACACCGTGGACGATTCAGATCCACTTGGTGCACAAGGTGCTCCGGCTGGTGATGCTTCTAAAATTGTTAGCAAAATGGCTGCCAAAGCCGCCAAGTAACCCAAAACCCCTTGACCAAACCCAATAAATACGTTATAATAGCGTGAAGGAGTTTACTATGAAAAAAATTCTATTTGTTGTACTACTCGCTGTTGCATCCTTGGCACATGCCGAATACTGGCGGCACGGTGGCGGTCGCTACTACTGGCATCCTGGCTATGGATGGGTCGCACCGGCTGTGGTAGGCGGTGTCATTGTGTACGAAGCCACACGCCCTCCGGTGGTCATACAACAAAATCCAGTTTATATACAGCAGACTTATCCTCCGGCACAACCGGTATATCCAGCACCGGCTGGTTACCATTGGGAAGCCATGGTGGATGGCGCATGCAACTGCTATCGTACAGTATTGGTGCCTAACTAATGAGATCTATTTCTTTTGTTCTTATGATGTTGATAGCCAGTACAGGTATGGCTGCCGGACTACAAAAACTGTTTGACAGTTTAAAAAAACCTCCGGTGACTGCACCACAACCTGCACCAACACCACCCACTGCGCCAGCACCGCAGGCACCTAAACAACCTGTAAAGAAATAATATGGCCTATTCAGACAAAGTAATTGATCACTACGAAAATCCACGCAATGTGGGCAAGATGGAAATAGACGATACCGTAGGTACAGGTATGGTTGGTGCTCCAGCCTGCGGTGACGTCATGAAACTACAGATAAAGGTCCAAGATGGAATTATCACAGACGCAAAATTTAAGACGTATGGTTGTGGTTCGGCTATTGCGTCGAGCTCACTCGTTACAGAGTGGGTCAAAGGGAAGACGTTACTTCAAGCAGAATCTATTAAGAATAGTGAGATTGCAGAAGAACTTGCACTACCGCCAGTCAAGATCCATTGTTCAATCCTTGCGGAAGATGCAATCAAGGCGGCCATAAATGATTACCGTAACAAGCACAGCAAGTAAAAAAATCAAATCCAATTTGGAAAAGCGCGGTTCAGGCATTGGCATTCGCGTGGGCATACGAACCACCGGCTGTTCAGGTCTTGCCTACATATTGGAATATGTAGATGATGTCTGGCCCGGGTCAGTGGCTTTCCCACAACCAGGCTTTGGAATCCTGGTAGATCAAAAAGACCTGCCTTTCCTTGATGGCATGGAAGTAGATTATGTACGCCAAGGACTCAATGAAGGTTTTGAATTTCGCAATCCTCAAGAAAAGGACCGCTGTGGGTGCGGAGAAAGTTTTCGAATTTGATACTGGTTTATAGTGACAGCAACATATTGGATCTCGAATGGATTCCCAAGGTTGCCTTTCCTGCAGAATACACCGTTTGTCACAGCTTTGAAGAGTACGTGGCCAGTCCAGCTGACATTAAAATAGCATTTACCACGCATCGCCTACATTGCGACCACGATATTAACTGCGCCGCATATCAAGGGTTTGAAGATAAAATAAATCAGCTGAGTGCCGCCAGCCAGCTGGTCTTTACCTTTGAAAGCGAACTGCACAATTTCCACTGGCAAATATGGGAACAATGTCATCATGACAATGTGTACTGGGTAGTGCCTGGACAGGTCAATGATCGCAATGACATCAACAGCCATATCATATTCTGGGGCGATTGGTTCAAGACCACTACCTTGGTCTACAAACAACTGCCCAACAAGTTAGCCGAGCTTACACCTTATGTGACCAAGCCACGCATGTTTGATGCTCTGCTGGGTGTAACCAAACCGCACAGAACTTTTGTTGCCAATGCAGTTAAAGAAAACAATTTACAAGATAAATTTATCCTGACCTATGGCGGCAATTGGCAGGAGGATGACTTTTATGCCAAAGACTATTTTGCCTGGGAGCCAGGGTGTGTTCCAGTTGGTAAAATAATTGGTACTGCTGACTGGGTTGATTACCACGGTGTACGCACAGGACTAAGCAGAGTTATTCCCATAGCTGTTTTCAATGATACGGCCTACAGCGTTATTGCTGAAACTGACCACGACAATACCTTGAGTTTCTTCAGTGAAAAGACTGCCAAGCCCTTGATAGCACGTAGATTGTTTATTGCCTTTACAGGATATCGATTTTTGCACAATTTGCAAAACCAAGGTTTTAAAACCTTTGGTGCAGTTATTGATGAAAGTTATGATGATATCATTGACGACAACGAGCGATATGCCGCGGCCTTTGAGCAGGTTAAAAGATTGTGTAGCATGGACCAACAACAGGTCTACAATCAAATACGTGATGTAGTAGAACACAACCACAACTACATCATGACCACTGACTGGACAGCATGGTCAGCAAATAAAATTACTGCTGTTGTTCAATCTGTCGTTTGATTATCTTTGCCCATTCGGCCTGTGCCGCATCACCTGGATGAAACCCATCCGCCTGAAAATTATTCATTGACTTGGCCAGTTCATAAATGCCATTGCGCCCATCCGTAAACACCCATTGATCAAAGTCTATTTCGTTTAGCAGATAAGTCAATTCGGGAAATTTATAAACTCCAAAGTCGCCATTGGGACTTATGTTACTGTCAGTGTTCCAGTAGTTTACATAGCTCATAAACCGATAAGGTATGTGTTTGGCCTTTAAGAAATTTTGTAGTTTGACTATTTCCATCAGATTGATGTGAGCCAAACTTAATTCACTGGAGACCTTGTACATTTCGTAAAACATTTTGTGAGCCACAGGATTTTTAAACCAGGTACCCATTTGTCCACCACTGAAAATCCAGCCCAGTTTGTTGCCAGGTAATCTACGATAAAATCCATAGCTGTCAAATAGTTCATTCCAGGCCGGATCTTCCACACTGGTCAGGTAATCCAATCTACTGACACCAGACCACATGACCAAGATTTGATCATAGTCCTGTTCCAGCACAGCACGTACCACGCTGTCGCAGATGTACTGATTACCGGCTGCCGCTTCGGCTACACTGGTTATTTCTACAGCAGGATCAAGCTCTTTTAGGTATTTGGGCCAGCATATATTTGGACCACCTGGATATTCAGGCCATTGCGTAAAGCTACAGCCGCTTACTAGAATTTTCATCAAAATATTTATTGATTATTGAGATGGTTGATGTTATAATTACTAATATGCGTGTTCAAAAATTTATAACATTTGGCGATAGTTGGCCTGCAGGTGCAGAACTTCAACCGGGAGAAAAAACCTACGGTGAATTGATAGCAGAAAAAAAGCAAATTGAATTTGAAAATTATTCAATACAAGCAACAGCCGCAGAAAATATGTTGCTACAACTACAAAAATTTATTGGACTGGCTGAATTTGAACATTATCAATATACCGCACTATTTTCGTTCACGGGGTTGCATAGGTTTCAGTATTTTACACACAACGGCGCACAATGTACCAATGTTTCTCCCACAGGACCTTTGCCTGATGATGTAGTTTCAGAAAACTACTACAAATATCTGCATTCCAGGGCATTGGATCATTTTAAATTTTATATGACAACGGTGGCATTACAAGGTCTATGCCAGAAATATAGTATAAACGACTATTATGTATTGAGTTTTTCTCGTGTCAACTGGGCCACCCAAGATTTTACTGGGCTTGACAGAACTAAGTTTTATGATCAAGGCAACATAAATTTTTTAGATTTATTTGGCTGTAAATATATTACCAACAAAAACAAATATTTTCATGGCAACCTGGGGCACCCTAATCAGCAAGGACATCAGCTGATAGCAAACACACTAACCGATTGGATATCATGCTCGTAAACAAATACAACTACACTCCTTGCGATAGAACCACCATAGATGGAAAACGGCATTATTGTTTGCCTGATGGATCTAAAGTTCCTAGCGTTACAACAATCCTTGACCGTACTAAAAGTGCAGAATCCAAGGCCGCCTTGGCCAACTGGAAAAAAAGCGTTGGGGAAGCTCGAGCACAGCAGATCACTACCGAAGCCGCTAACCGTGGAACACGTATGCACAGTTACCTGGAGCACTATGTCAAAACAGGTGAAATGAAAGAGTTACCGGGTAATCCGTTTGCACAGCCCTCGTGGTACATGGCCGCACAGGTCATCCTGGAAGGCTTTGAACGGATCGACGAAGTATGGGGAGTTGAAGTTCCTGTTTATTATAGTGGCCTATATGCTGGCACCACAGACTCAGTGGGAGTACACGGCGGTGCTCCGGCCATCATGGATTATAAACAAAGTAACAAAGTTAAACGTCGCGAGTACATCACCGACTACTTTATACAGCTGGCGGCCTATGCACAGGCACACAACAACATGCACGGAACCGACATCAGAAAAGGTGTTATTCTTATGTGTGTGCAACCAAAAGAGCTTGAACCTGGCATTTTTGAGACACCTAAATACCTGGAGTTTGTTCTTGAAGGCGATGAGTTTGACCATTACTGCAATGAATGGAACAAGCGTGTAGAGTTGTACTACCTGACGGCATAATGGAAAAAATTCAAATAAATCATCTCGACCTTCCAATTATTAGGTCCTGCAACCTGGCCTGTAAAGGTTGTATGACCCACAGCGATCATAAAAACATCAAGGGGTTGGTCAGACTGGAAGAAAGTCTGCACTGGCTAGAGTTTTGGTCTCAGCGACTTGAACCCAAGGCCATTACTCTGTTTGGCGGCGAACCCTTGTTGCACCCAGAATTTGTCGACTGGGCCCTGGCAGTCAATCAACTATGGGGATCCAAGGTTGGTATCAATCTCAACACCAATGGTTACTACCTGGATCGCTTGATTGATAATGTAGACAAACTATTTAATTTAGATGTCAGCTTGAGTCTTGTGGTCAGTAAACAGACCGGTATAGATCCGTATCTTAGCAAGGTAAATGACAACGTTGACAGATTGAAGACAGCCATACAGCAGTATCATTTACAACAGCCCGGAGTCAAATCAGCTGAATGGAATCTTTGGCTGGATGAATACGAGGTCAACACCAAACGTTGGTATGTGTTGTTGGTCAACGGAAACAATACCGGCATCGGCTTGACCACTTGCGAACAATACAAACTGCACTGGTGTGTACACTATCTTGGGCAGGGCGAAACCATGCGGCCAGTTTACTCTTATCAAGACAATCACTACGCCACTAATCACGGTCTATGTCAGACCAATGAATTTGTAACACTTTATCGCGGCCGTTTGTGGAAATGCCCACCCATGGGAGTCCTGGAACATACCTTGACTACCTTTGGCCTGACAGATTCTCCAGCGTGGGCACCCTACATAACAGACTATGCTACTGTGGGACCAGAATCTACAGATGCAGAAATTGCGGCCTGGATTGAACGGCAAAAAAACCCTGAACGTGTGTGCAATATGTGTGGATTTTCAGGCCCGGGCATGGAAAATGTTGTTAGAGATGATCGTAGCCATTTGCTAAAAAATTACTGGAATTACACTTTGTGATACTGCATAAATACACTATAACAGAGGTAACGCAATGGCTATAGTTCAAATTAGTAAGATACAAACTCGTAGAGGTTTAAACCAGGATTTGCCACAATTAGACGCTGGCGAATTGGCATGGAGTGTTGATACACGTCAGTTGTACATTGGTAACGGTACTCTTGCCGAAGGTGCTCCGATCACAGGGCATACAGAAATCTTAACACAATTTAGTATTCTCAACTATCAAACCAGTTTTTCAGCCAACGTTGGTTCTATTACCAATAATGTTGCTGTACTACAAAGTAACGTTACCACAATCAACAATCAAATTGCGGTACTACAGGCCGGCAGTTTATCCAGTAATGTGGCAACCTTGTTGGGAGCAACCACAGGCACGGTTACCAACACCACTGCCAACAACGGCATTATCACCTATACCTTGAGCCAGGGAACTGCACAACGTACCGGCACTATCAAGTATAGTTTTAGCAACAGCACCGTCAGCTATGATGAAGAATACAGCCAAGACGCTGCAACCGTGTGCGCCTTTACAATGACAGCAAATGCTACCTATGCCAACTTGAACTATAATACCACGGGTACCAGTACCACATCTACATTGAAGTACAGACTCACATCATTATAAATTAAAATATGTTTCAATTACGAACCGAGGACCGGTTAAGGTCCTGGCGTGAATTTCGATCTTCGTTGAATTTATTACCACTTGAAGAGGCTTTGGTGCAAACGGCAGAATTTTGGGCAGACGCACCTTTTGTTCCTTACAATTTGGATCCCGATGATTTAACCACATGGCCCGATCCTTGGGAGCTGTTAGAAGAAAACGTCTATTGTGATCTTGCAAAATGCTTGGGCATAGTGTATACTATACTGCTAACTGATCACACCACAGAATTAGAAATAAGAGTATATAAAGACTCAAAAACCGGACACGAGTACAATTTAGCTTGGATCGATCAGGGGAAATATATTCTTAATATGATTGATGGAGAATTAGTAAATATCAAACAACTCGGCGACACGTTAAAACCAAAACGTACCTATACAGCAGTAGATTTACAATTAGAACACTATATTTAGAGAAATCAATGACATCAATTAAAGTTACAAAGAGAGAAGGTCACACAGAAGACCTCGATTTAGAAAAGTTACACAAAGTAGTATTCTGGGCAACACAAGGTATCACAGGTGTTAGTGCCAGTGAAGTAGAAATCAAAAGCCACATACAATTTTACAACGGTATCAAAACAGCTGATATTCAAGAAACCTTGATCAAAAGTGCTGCTGATTTAATTTCAGAAGAAACTCCCAATTATCAATATGTAGCTGGGCGTCTGATCAACTATCACTTACGCAAGCAAGTCTACAATGATTACCAACCTTGCACTCTCCTGGAATTGGTAAAGAAAAATGTAGCATCGGGATTTTATGACCGCGGCCTATTAGAAGCGTATTCTGAAGATGAATGGAATACACTTGATAGTAAAATTGACCACACACGTGATGAGAACTTTACCTACGTGGCCATGGAACAATGGCGCGGCAAGTACCTGGTTCAAAATCGTGTTACAGGCGAAATATTTGAAACTCCACAAATGGCCTATATGCTGATAGCGGCCACCTTATTTCAATCGTACCCTACGGACACACGTCTACGCTGGGTGAAGGATTATTATGATGCAATCAGTCTTGGAGACATTAGTCTTCCTACTCCTGTTATGGCCGGTGTACGCACTCCTCAGAAGCAATTCTCATCGTGCGTACTTATTGAAGCAGATGATTCTTTGGATAGCATTAATGCTACTAGTAGTAGCATTGTCAAGTATGTTAGTCAGAAAGCTGGTATTGGAATCGGTGCCGGGCGAATTAGAGCATTGGGTTCGCCCATCCGTTCAGGTGACGCATACCACACAGGTGTAGTACCATTTTACAAACTATTTCAGTCGGCTACACGTAGTTGCAGTCAGGGCGGTGTACGCAATGGTGCCGCAACACTTTACTATCCTATCTGGCATTTGGAAATTGAAGACCTTATTGTGTTGAAGAACAACAAGGGCACAGAGGATAATCGTGTACGTCACATGGATTATGGGGTTCAATTCAACAAATTAATGTACGAAAGACTAATTCAAGGTGGCGATATTACCTGTTTTAGTCCCCATGATGTGCCAGAAATGTATGACGCTTTCTTTAACGATCAAGATCGTTTCAAAGAGCTGTATGAGAAGGCTGAACGCAGTACAAAGATTCGTAAGAAAACATTCAAAGCCGCAGACCTGTTTACCCGTTTTATGCAGGAACGCAAAGATACAGGACGTATCTATTTGCAAAACGTGGACCATGCCAATACACATAGTCCATTTATTGAAAGTGTAGCACCCGTAAAGATGTCAAACCTTTGTTGTGAAATTGATTTACCAACAGTTCCACTAAAGGATGTCAACGACGAGGATGGTAGAATTGCACTCTGTACTTTGAGCGCAATTAATTGGGGCAATGTAAAAAGCCCACATGACTTCCAGAAACCGTGCGAACTGGCAGTACGTGGTTTAGATGCATTATTGTCGTATCAGAATTATCCTGTTAGGGCGGCGGAACTGGCCACCGAGGAGTTCCGTCCCTTGGGAGTAGGTATTATTAACTTTGCTTATTTTTTGGCCAAGAATGATGTAACATACAGCAGTCCAGAGGCGGTAGCCATTGTTGACGAGTATGCCGAAGCCTGGAGTTACTACTTATTAAAAGCCTCAGCTGATCTCGCCGTTGAACAAGGCGCCTGTGGTCGTTGGCAAGATCTAAAATCGTCTCAAGGTATCCTGCCTATTGACACACGCAAGGCAGAAATTGATGAGATAGTTCCTCACCAAGAACGTATGCCCTGGGCAGAACTTCGCGAGCAAACCAAAGCCACTGGTCAGCGTAATGCTACCCTAATGGCTCTAATGCCAGCTGAAACATCAGCACAAATCTCAAACGCTACCAACGGCATTGAGCCCCCTCGCAGTTATGTATCAGTCAAGCAAAGCAAACACGGTGTACTTAAACAGGTAGTACCTGAGTATCGTCGTCTAAAGAACCGTTATGAATTGCTATGGGATCAAAAAAGCCCAGAAGGATATCTGCGACTGTGTGCAGTTTTACAAAAGTACATTGATCAAGGCATCAGCGTAAACACTTCATACAATCCACATTTTTATGCAGATGAAAAGATTCCCATGAGTGAAATGCTCAAGGACATTATCCAGTTTTACAAGTACGGCGGCAAGCAGTTATACTATTTCAATACCAATGATGGTCAAGGTGAAATTGACGTTGAAAAATTATCAAAGAGTGAAGAGTTGGATCCTGTCGAAGATGCAGCCGATTGCGATAGTTGTGTAATTTAAGGAGACACCATGTCAGTTTTTAATATCAATAACAAAACAGATCACACCAAATCCCTGGCATTTTTAGATACCAACGGTACACCAGCAGTACAACGCTACGACATACTAAAGTATCGTCAGTTTGACAAACTGACTGACAAGCAGTTGGGATTCTTTTGGCGTCCAGAAGAAGTAGATGTCATGCGTGATGCTAAAGATTTCAAAGAACTAACTGACTTTGAAAAACACATCTTTACCAGTAATCTAAAACGTCAGATACTGCTGGATTCAGTGCAAGGGCGCTCTCCTAATTTAGCCTTCTTGCCTCTCGCCACCATCCCTGAATTAGAAACCTGGATTGAAACCTGGGCATTCAACGAAACTATTCACAGCCGCAGTTACACACACATTATTCGTAATGTATATGCTAATCCAAGCGAAGTATTTGATGAACTCTTGGACTTGGATGAGATCGTGGCCTGCGCTACTGATATCAGTCGTTACTACGATGAACTGATCGAAGCTTCGGGTTGGTATCGCATGTTGGGTCTTGGCACACACACCGTCAATGGCAAAAAAATTACAGTTGACATGTACGAACTCAAGAAAAAATTATGGTTATGCTTAAATAGTGTTAACGCATTAGAAGGCATACGCTTCTATGTCAGCTTTGCTTGTTCCTGGGCATTTGCTGAGTTGAAAAAGATGGAAGGCAATGCTAAGATTATTAAACTGATTGCTCGAGATGAAAACGTTCACTTGGGGTCCACGCAAACCCTATTAAAATTGCTACCACAGGACGATGCGGATTATGTGAAGATCCGTGAAGAAACTCGGGCGGAATGCACAGCCATGTTCCTATCAGCTGCCGAACAGGAAAAAACCTGGGCCAAGTACTTGTTCAAAGATGGATCCATGATTGGTCTTAACCAGGTCTTGTTGGCTCAGTATGTTGACTGGTTGACCTGCAAGCGCATGACCGCGGTAGGCTTGGATTGTGGCATCAAGCCAGGAAGCAATCCTTTACCATGGACCATGAAGTGGATCGCTGGATCGGAAGTACAGGTAGCACCACAAGAAACAGAAATTACTACCTATGTGATTGGTGGCACCAAACAGGACGTTGACGGAGATACCTTCAAGGGTCTAAGCCTGTAACAGCAATGAAACTCTATACCATTGGATGCAGTTTTACCCACGGGCATCAGCTTGAAGGTGATCCACAGGGCGGGTGGCCACGCTACTTGGCCGACTTACTGACAGCCGACTTGACCAATCACGGCTACTCAGGTGCCGGCAACACTTATATTTCCAACAAGCCCATACTACACGGAATACAAGACGTAGATCTTGTGGCAGTAATGTGGAGTGGGCTCACACGTAAAGATCTACTGATAGACACCTTTGACCCAACCCTGGTCAACGCATTGTCTCGTTATGACTACTGCGATCCTACCAAGACCGGATTGACCTATGTGTTCAGTGGCGGACTACTGGGCAGTTGGCAACGCAACCCATTTTTAAAAAACATATTTGATCCCTTGTACAGGTCAAGCACCAACAACAGCATGGCCGCAGAGACCCTGCTGAATATTTTACAACTGCAGGCATACCTAAAACAACAGGGCATTCCTTATGTGATGAGTAGCTACATGAACTACTGGGGCACTCAGTCTCGGGTAGGTGACTTTGATTTTGGTCTTGCACAATTTCACAATCTACATCCCTTGATCGATCAAATTGATTTTGATCAGTGGGTATTTTTGGATTCAGATCGCAACGGTATTTTTGAACTGGCCCAACAGACCCTCGGAGGACTACAGCCCGATGGCGTACATCCTACCTATAAAGTACATGAACTTTGGGCAGAAATAGTTTACGAAAAAGTAAAAAAATTAAATATACTATAGAACAAATTTTCAAACAAAGGAGCTCATAATGATTACTATATATTCTAAAGCCAACTGCCCATTCTGCGACAAAGCCAAGGGCCTACTAAAACTAAAAGGCATTGCGTTTGAAGAAATTCGAATTGACTTAGACTCTGAAGCACGTGAGTTTATTGTTGGTGAAGGACACCGTACGGTGCCGCAGATTTATCAAGATGGCAAGCTGTTGGTAGAAGGCGGATTTCAAGGCCTGCAACGACAAAAAGAAGAGTTTTTTAATCAATTAAAAGGATAATGTATGTTAGTCAATAAAGGATATGCCGAAGGCGATATCGTGTGTTTCAAGATGGTAACCGGTGATGAAATTGTTGCCAAAATTGTAGAACAAAATTCCGAAGGCTATGTAGTAAATCGTCCATGTACGGTTATTCCCAGCCCACAGGGCCTGGGACTCATGCAGAGCCTAATTTCTGCGGATATAAATACTAATGTAACGCTGAAATCTGAGCATGTTATCATGCATGGTCCCGTAATTACAGATATTGAAAATCACTATATCCGTACTACCACAGGTATTCAGCCAGCCAAAAGCGGAATAATCACTTAAAATGCCAGTACCAATAGCCTGCGTTGGAATTCCTGAATCAATCAATGGATTTCCGCCACCACCGGGAGTAACAGCAATAGGTGCACCAACAGTAAGAGTTGGCCCTGCAGGCCTGCCAGTGGCCACCGTTGGCTCATTGGTTACCATTCATGGCAATCCTTACAATCCAAAAGCACCTGGGTATAATCCTGAATGTGCTGCGGCAACTATTGCCAAAGGCATTCCCAACATATTGGTTGAAGGAAGACCAGTGGCCATGCTGGGTGCTGTTTGTACCTGTGGCCAACATTTTGTTACCGAAGGTATTCCCAACGTATTTGTAGGGCCTTAATCCATGGCCACAGCACTTCAGTTAGTTGCCACTAATACTATTCTCAATGGGCAAGGCCTAAACACTTCGGCCAATCTACTGGCAGAAATATCAACGTTCCAAAATCATGCTCCCATGACTCTGGTGGCCAATATCTGGACCACAACAGAACTGGCAACAAATGTCCTGTTTAACTTTGGTGGAAATCTAACCAACGCAGGAAACCTTGATGTAACCAATCTTGTGGCCACACTGGGGCAAGGCGTTACTTCAGGCGCACAATGGCTGATTGACTACTACCCGGCCAACATCGGCCCAACCTGTACAACTACCATTGCTTCCTACGGAACATATCTACAACCAGTATATGCTCCTATTCCACATGACCCAGCCAACGTTGAACTGGTAGGTTTCAATTATCCTCCTATCACCAGTTCAGCTCGATGGACTGGAACCCTACAGGCTCAAGCTGAGTTGCCATTTGCTCACGGCATGCAGGGATTTGCCAATGTATATACTACCGCATCGGGCTATGTAACTTCGGTGTTTGATACCGTGGCCAGTGTGTATCTGCTCAAGGGCAAAACCTACGGACAAAGTGGTATTGGCTATACCGGACCACTGGATCTTGTGACCAAAGGTTTGAACACCACCGGCGAATTGGTAGCCGGAGTAATTGCCAAGTGGGGAACCATGTATGATATCAACAACATATCAACCATGGCCGATCCTTATGTGTTTGGTCAAAACCTACTGAATCAAGGACTTGGTTCCTACGGTCAGCTGTCTACCAAACTGACCAATGTTGGCCTAAACATAAACAATCTAAGCCAAGTTGGCTCTACAAAAACCACGGTCACCCAGGCGGCCAGCTCATTTAAGATATCCAGTCCCGTTGGACAAATTGAATTGCCCACAGTGGCCAATGTAGTGACCACCACTACCGTGACTGGAAATAGTCCAGCAGTAGTAGTCAATATCTATTCAACTGTACAGGGCACTGACCTTGAATCAATGATTGTAGCAACAAATGTTCAGACCACCGGCACAGGCATCACTTCTTTGGCAGATTATTTAAACTTGGAAAAGATTGTAGATGCATCAACCTATAAGCAGTTGGCCGCGGCCAACATTGCCAATCTTACCAGCCTGGGCACATATCTAAGTAGTAAAATTGGTCAAGGCTACTACAAATCCTGGGCAGACATGGCCACCTTGTTGAACTCGTTGGATATACCTCAGACATCACATACAATCACCACCGCATCAACTGTAGTATTGCCCGACAGCATTGCCAACAATTTATTAAGTACCTTGGGTACAGGGTCGGGTCCTTTCAATACACCAACTTTAGTAGACTATTTGGGGTCGGTAGCCGGAATCCCGCACACTGGATTATTGACCATTTGCAATTCAAACTACAGCAACGTAGATACCACTAACTTGGTAAGTTCATTGCGTGCCTTGGATCAATCCTTGGTCACTTTTGTCAATCAAATTTATACAGACATATCGGCAAACACCAGTACCGCTACTCTTGCTCCAGTACAATCGGCTGTCACATCGGTGAATACTGCGTTAAATAATCAGCCAACCAACGTTGCTTTTTATAACGGACTCAATGCTTATTATCTTTCTTTAAATCATTTGGCAACTGAAGTTTCAAATATTCCCAAGGGCGGTATAATATTTGATGCTGGCTATTCAGGCGGACTAAAAGGATTTGCTCAACGCATTGGATCGGCTGCATCAGACCAATCCAGCCCTGCAGGAAGTTATTATTTCTTTGCCAATCTAATAACCAATGATGCTGGTGGCGACATTGTCAGCTCAGTCATAGCAGAAAATATAAACACTCAAAAGCTCTCAATCAAAGGAGTTACGGTCAATAACGATCCTAATCCTTCACTGCTTTTGGGCCAGGCACAGGCTCAAGGTATCCCATTAAGTACGTATATAAATCAGAATAAGTAGGGTTTTAACGGCAGTTTTTTGCTCAGAAACGCTACTTACCTTGACTTTCAATTGGTAAAGTAGTATTATTACTGGATAGATATGTACTTAAATATCTAACGTTCCTTAAAAAGAACGTACAACTTAAGGAGGACTTTATGAGAACGATTATTCAAA